GGCTTGGACAAGATTTTCAGCACCGGCGGTTTCGTCGGCCTTATCACCGAGGATGGCGCACCGCAGCCCGGCCGCGACGCCGACGATGCGATCAAATTCCACCAGCCCGGCTACAGCGTCAACGGCAAGGCTTCGCTGACCGAACAGTTCACCGTGGCCGAGGATAACAGCATCACGCGCAAGATGACCATCGGAACGCCGGACACCAATGGCGTCTATCACGTGACCGATGTGATTCAGGATGGCAAGTGGTTCTGCTACAAGGAGACCGTTTTCAAAAACGGCACGCACCGCCGCCGTCTGGGTGTCGTGAATCTGACCGGCAACGAGCAGGGGCAGGAGACTGCCGGCAAAAACACCGGTGACGCTTGGACCATCGAATGGATTCAGGATGACACCTGCGATTCCGGCAACAGCAAGTATCTGGAGTCCTTCGTGACTCCGACTGTTTCGTCCGGTTCTCATACCACCGATCGTCAGGCTGATGATCACGAGTCTCAGCCGGTCACCGACTGACATTGATTCTTCCCAGCATGTGTTTCTTTCTTCCTTTCTTCGCACGTGCTGGGATTCTTCCTCTTCATCCAGTGGAGCAAAGGAATTTTTCATAGTCGTTTGAAAGAAGGAAGAAATGACCAAGAACACCGTGATGCCCTCCGCCGCCGACTTCGACGCTTGGACTGCAGATGATGAGGAGAAGGCGCTTGAAGCGTCTGCCGAGCAGATGAAGGTGAAGCACCTCATCAAGGACGGCAGCGTCTGGTTTTTGGCACCGCATGGCCACATTTACAAGCTGCCCTTGAATCTGAGCATTGATGATTTCGTGCGTCTGAGCGACCTGCAGTCGAACACGGAGCAGATTCAGGCGTTGAAGGACATTCTTGCGGCTTTCGCCGGCGAGGATGCGGCCAAGGAGCTGGCGAAGGAGCCGGCCATGGTCCCATTCAACATTCTCAACGATTACGGCGATGTTTTGGCGAAGATTCAGGGTGTGGAATTGGGAAAATCGTCGGCTTCTGCCAGCTCCTACACGGAGAGGATGGCAATCTAATAAGGGCTGATTTCGCGGCGCGTGGATGGAGTCTGCAGGCCGACTTGGGCGGCAGACTCCGTTTCGCGGACGCAATCGCCTTGTGGGAGAGCCTTTCGGCGGACCCATCGACGTATTGCGGCATGGCTGCCGTGCATATGGTGCTGCCGATGGATGCGACGGCTATC